GGAACGTTCTCGGATGCTCCCCCAGTCTCTCCTCGACTGTCGATTCCCCTAGGGCTCACGGCGGGATGTGCAATGATTGGAAGTTTTCTCATGAACGCTTCCTTTCAACCTGCCTCCACTCCCAGCCCCCCTATGAACCGCTTGACAGCGATCTTGCCTGTGAGCTCATGGTTGTCCAGTCCGCTGGGAAACCGCGTCCGCTCACCAAGTTCACTTCCGAATCTTTGCTTCTTAAGCCTCTCCACGATTCCATCTATGATCGCCTTCGGGCTTTCAAGTGGCTGTCTGTTGGAGATGTTAGCAATGATTCTCTGTCTCGCGCGGGGTTTCGACGCACGGATGGCGAGGTCCTCACTTCTGGCGACTATAAGTCTGCTACCGATGGTTTATCCATTGAGGTCGCTGAAGTGATCCTGTCTGAGATCCTCTTGGCTTCTGAGGTACCCGAACACCTTCGTTCCTTCGCAATGCGCGCGCTTCGGCCGCTCATTTACGGGGAGGGTGTTGACGGGGTACGTCCTAAGAGAGGACAAATGATGGGCTCCTTTCTCTCCTTCCCCCTTCTTTGCTTGCAGAATCGTTTTGCCTTTCTTTGGGCTTTTCGATGGCTGCCAGATAAGGGTAGGAGTCTTCCTTGCTTAATCAACGGCGACGACATTTTGTTTCAGTCTGGCCCTGTGGCTTCTCAGAACTGGATGTCTGTCGTTGGTGGTCTCGGCTTGGAAGTGGAGCGGACTAAGACGTCCGTGGATGCGGAAGTGGGCACTCTCAACTCTACACTCCTCCGTTACGTTGGTGGCGACCTTCGGGTCGTCCAGACGTTACGGTGGGGTCGGTTGAAGCCTCAGGAACTTCCGCATTCGATGGCGACCAACTTTTCTTCCTGGCTTACCGGCTCGACACCTTCTAATAGGTTTAGAGCCGGGGTAGTTTACTTTAAGCGTTATGTCTCGCTCCTTAGGTCAACTCGTTTGACCCTTGTGGAGCTCGGCTTTCGCGGCAAGCTTGCCTACCGTCTTGCCAGGATGTTTAAGTTGGCGTCTGTTGGAGAGGCTCTCGCCTTGCCCCATGTGACCGTTGGTCATAACGCAATTCCGGCTGCGTTGTGCACTGTGTGTCCTGAGGACGAGGTGGAGAGTTCCCTCATTGAACTGAAC